ACATACGATGAAGATCTTGATGATGAGTCTGCAGTTAAGAGGATAAAAATCGCAAGAAAAAAAGTTGTTGCGGAAGCAAAAAAGTTTTTCAACGAGCAAAAGGAAAAATACAAAATGCCCCTTGAGTCAAGTGCGGTAGGTATTTCTGAGAGCGACAGAGAAGAACTCAATGCGTATAAGCAATATACACAGCAAGCGAAAACAATCGAAGAGGAGAATAACCGTAAGCGTCAATGGTTTGACCAAAAGACAAATGAGGTATTCAGCAACGAGTTTAAAGGTTTTGAGTTCGATGTGAATAACCGAAAACTTACATTCTCTCCCGGAGATACGGCTGAGTTAAGAAAGATGCAATCAACTCCACAGAACTTTATTCAAAAGTTTTTGGATGAGAGTGGTCTTATTAAAGACGCAGCCGGATACCACAGATCGTTATCAATTGCAATGAACCCTGATAAGTTTGCTAAGTTCTTTTATGAGCAAGGCATGTCAGACGCAACAGATGATGTCACACGTAAAATAAAAAACGTGAACATGTCAGAGCGTAGGGCAACAGAAGCATCTTCAGGGTCAGGTGGTTTTCAGGTTAAAGCAGTGAATCCTGACTCCGGAAGGGGATTAAAAATTCATAGCGCAAAAAGAATATAAAATAAAAAACTAAAAAAATGGCAGTATTAGCTACCCCCGGTTATCAATTGCAACCCGCCGCAGAGCAGGTTGCGTTGCAAACAAACTACATTACTAACTTCAACTTCTTGAATCAGTATCTTCCTGATACTTACGAGAAAGAATTTGAGCGTTATGGTAATCGTACAGTATCTTCATTCTTGAGAATGGTAGGTGCTGAAATTCCTTCTAACTCTGACCAAATCAAATGGGCAGAGCAAGGACGTCTTCACATTAAGTACACCCTATGTACTACTGCAGGTGCGCTTAACGCTAATACAGCAACATTTACTGTTACTGATAGTGGTATCACTGCAATCGCAATTCGTGTTGGTCAAACATTAATGATTCAAGCAAACAGTTCAGGAGCTACCAACAAAGGTGTTGTTACTGTTGTTGACACTACGCTTAACACGTTTACTGTTGCTTACTACGAAACAGGTGGTCAGACATTTGCTGTATCTACTGTTTGTACTGTATTCATTTACGGTTCTGAGTTCAAGAAAGGAACTAATGGAATGCTTGGTTCTTTGGAAGCTGAAGATGATATCTTCTCTAACAGACCTATCATCCTTAAAGACCGTTATGCGGTTAACGGTTCTGACATGGCTCAAATCGGATGGGTAGAAGTAACTACTGAGAACGGAGCTACAGGATACCTTTGGTATATGAAGTCTGAGCACGAGACTCGTCTTCGTTTTGAAGATTACTTAGAGACTGCGATGATTGAAGCGGTTCCGGCTGGAGCAGGTTCAGGTGCATTGGCTGCTCTTAGCAGTGGATCTACCCCGTCAGCAGGTACTGAAGGAGTATTTTATGCTGTTAACGCTCGCGGTAACGTGTGGGGTGCAGGTAATCCAACCTCATTATCTGATTGGGATACTATCGTTGCTCGTTTAGACAAGCAAGGAGCTATCGAAGAGAACGTATTGTTTGTTAATCGTCAAATGGGATTTGATGTAGACAACATGTTGGCAGGATTGAATGGTGTTGTAGGAACAGGTGGACCTACAGGTGTAGCGTCTTACGGTGCTTCTTACGGATTGTTCGATAACGATACCGAGATGGCATTAAACTTAGGCTTCACAGGATTCCGTCGTGGTTATGACTTCTACAAGTCTGATTGGAAATACTTGAACGATCCAACAATGCGTGGTGGTCTTGTTGCTGCTAACTCTGTAAACAATACTATTGGTACTGTTAACGGATTATTAGTTCCTGCAGGATCTACCTCAGTGTATGATCAAATCATGGGTAAGAACGCTAAGCGTCCATTCCTACACGTTCGTTATCGCGCAAGCGAATCTGAAGATCGTCGTTACAAGACGTGGATTACAGGTTCTGCCGGAGGTGCTCAAACAAGCGACTTAGATGCAATGGAGGTTAACTTCCTTTCTGAGCGTTGCGTATGTACCTTAGGTGCTAACAACTTCATGTTATTCCGTTACGGTAACTAATCGTAACCAAAACTCTAAAGAGGTGTGCCTTCGGGCACACTTCTTTTTATCTTTAATCAAATTAAATTTATAATACCATGGCAAAGGCTCCAATTTTAACAGACAAGGTGTACCGATTATTAGGCAATGCACCACTCTCCTACACTATTGCTTCTCGCAATAACCCTCGTTTTCCACTAATGTGGTTTGATGAGGAACAACAAAAAAACCGCGTGCTTAGATACGCAACAAATCAGAACTCTCCTTTTGAAGATGAGCAAGATGGCAATGCTATCTTAGAGCCCATTGTTTTTGAGGATGGTTTCTTGAATGTACCGAAAAAAAATGTAGCTCTTCAAAAGTTTTTACACTACCACCCTCACAACGGAACTTTGTTTGCTGAGTTGGATAAAGAGAAAGACGCTTCAGAAGAAGTAAAAGATTTGAACATGGAAGTTGATGCGTTGATAGAGGCAAGGTCTCTTGATATTGCACAGATTGAAATGATTACACGAGTACTCTTTGGCACTGATCCATCTACTGTATCTACTGCTGAACTTAAAAGAGATATCTTAGTTTTTGCTAAGAGATATCCGGAAGATTTTTTGAATGCAATTAATGACCCTGAGTTAAAGTTTCAGGCTAAGGTGAGAACATTCTTTGAGAACGGATACATTAGCATTAGAAATAATAATAAAGAATTGTGGTACAACACGGCTACTAATAAAAAGAAGATGTGTTCAGTACCTTTTGACGGTGATCCATTTGATACAGCCATGTCATTTTTAATGAGTGATGAGGGTATTGATGGGTTGAAGATGTTAGATATGTTATTGGAAAGTTGATTTTGGTTTGATGTGATTTATGATGAAAGATAAGGGTTTTCGAACCCTTATTTTTTTCACTATATTTGTAAAAAAGTAACGATGATAAACTCAGTAAGAAACACGGTTCTATCTGTACTGAATAAGAATAACTACGGGTACATCTCTCCTTCTGATTTTAATCTGTATGCTTATCAAGCTCAGATGGAGCTGTATGAAGAATACTATAGCAATTACAATAAGATTATAAATCTTGAGAACAGAAGAATGGCGGGCAGTGACTACGCTAATCTATCAAAGCCTATTGCTGAGGTGATAGAGTATTTTTTAGTGTCGGACTTTTTAATTCCAATGACTTATCCAAGTGGAAGTAACAGCAATCAGTTTCAAATACCTTCTAATATAACTACAGGCAATTTTGGTTTTATGTTTAGCCGAGTGTCTTATTATAATGAGATGAGATATGATGGAACTAATACCACTATAGTCCCCTTTGAGCTTATAGATACTACTGCGGATTTTTTTACAATAGGCGTTGTCCCCGGAGATATCATAGTTAATTTAACTACATTCACTAATGCTGTTGTTGAAAGCGTTTTATTTATCGACACGCTGGCATTGAGTAGTGATATATTTCCTATAAATATAGGAGATGGTTACGCCATATACTCATCAACAAATATATCTGAAGCTGAGAAAGTGACAGACGGAAATATACAAAGGCTTAACTTTTCTCTTCTCACTGCTCCATCGCAGATGTTTCCTGCATACACACTATCGGGAAGTTCACTTATTCCGCATCCAAAAAGAGATGCTCAATATGGAAACGTAAGAGCAAACTACTTTAGATATCCTAAGCCACCGAAGTGGACATACGTGCTTCTTGCGGGAGGAGAGCCTGTCTTTGACCAAACACAAATTGACTTCCAAGACTTTGAATTACCTCTTGAGGATGAGTACAAGTTGGCAATGAAGATACTTCAGTACTGCGGTATCTCAATTAGAGAAACGACAGTTGCTCAGTTTGCTATGGCTCAGGAGCAGCAGGATAAATCTGCACTTAACCAACAACAATAATAGACTATGGCTTATATTTCGCAATACCAATACTACGAGAACAATGGTAATACTCCTCAAGATGCTAATTGGGGATCGTACCAATACGTAAGTCTATTTGATATCGTCAACAATTTTTTGTTGATGCATACGGGTAATCAATCTCTTGTAAACAACGGAGAGCGTTACAAGGTCTTGTTCCATGCTAAGCGTGCTATTCAAGAACTGAACTACGATGCCTTCAAAGAGATCAAGGTATTGGAACTTACGGTTGCCGACTCATTAAGATTTGTTCTACCTTCTGACTTTGTTAATTGGGTTCGCATCTCTCTTTACAAAGATGGGTGGTTGCGTCCCTTGAGTGAGAATATTCAAACGCTTTCATCGTCAGCATATCTTCAAGATAATAGTGGAAACATTCTCTTTGATATTAACGGCAATGTACTTGAACCTCAGTATTCAAACATTGACTACGACAGGCTTTTTGGAATGAAGAAAAGTTTATACTTAAATCAAGGGCATCAGTATAACGGGTCTTGGGGATATAACTTTGATGGCAATTGGTATTTTGATTATCAGATAGGAGCAGCTTTTGGTTTAAATACTGAGACGGCTAACTTCAATCCTACCTTTAATATCAACAAGAAAGCAGGGGTTATTAACTTTGACTCATCTATGTCAGGCGAGAGTTGCATACTTGAGTATATCTCTGATGGAATGGAGAATGGTGACAACTCACTTATTTCAGTGAACAAACTTTTTGAGCAGTATATTTACGCTGCAATTAAGTATGAGATATTAACATCTAAGTTTGGCGTTCAAGAATATGTAGTCACTCGAGCAAAAAAAGATAGAAAAGCTTTACTTGCAAATGCTAAGATTAGAATGAGTAACATTCACCCGGGCAGATTGCTAATGAACTTACGTGGTATGGACAAGATGATAAAATAAGATGGCAAACTTTACAAGGAATTTCACTGCAGGTAGAATGAACAAGACGTACGATGAACGTGTTGTTCCTAACGGAGAATATATCGACGCAATGAATGTCCGTATGGGTTCTACTGAAAACTCAGAGATTGGTGTCATTGAGAATACAAAAGGAAATACGGTACTCACCGACTTGTTGTATGTTGTTACGGGAG